GGGTTGGTGACGCAGTGCTGACTAATCAGGTGTCAGGAATAAGAGTCTAGTTATTTTCGGTCCTAGCATGACCGGAAAGTCTACTTGGGCTAGATCTCTAGGCAACCACTTCTATGCTCGCGGCAAATTCAATGGCCGAGAGTTTGTTAAAGTGGAGCAGGAGGTCGATTATTACGTTTTCGACGACATGGAGGGAGGCCTCCGATACTTCCCGGGGTGGAAACATTTCTTGGGTCAGCAGACTTGGTTCAATGTACGTCAGTTTCACCGGGATCCTCCGATGATCAAGGGTGGTAAGCCATGCATTTGGCTTACTAATTTGGATCCAAGGGACGAGATGTATGCACAGTTACGTCAGAATGACTCACGGGTGCAGGTGGAGAACGATGTGGCTTGGTTAGAGCGAAACTGTATTTTTGTTGAGGTGCTAGAGCCTATCTTTCATGCCAATACAGAGTAGACTCGCAATTAAACGAGAGTTGATTAGAAGACGTTGCACTCATGCGTGGCTTGATGATGTCAACCACCCAGTAATCACCCATACCAATCTTGCTTTCCACCGAGGTCATGCCGGTAGCGACAGTACCTCCGACCTCGTCTTCATCGTACTGCAAATTGTGACCCATGCCGTGCCATCGGGAGTACTTTCTAATCACACCCTGTTCGTTGCCTGATGCAATGGTGTGGGTCTTGTCGTACTTCACGCTTATGCGCTCGGAGTCAAGTTTTGCGGTCATGGGGTCGGTCCAATCGTTAGCTACCGCTCCCTGGAAAAGGAGCTGAAAGAATGTGGCGTATTGGCTGGCGGTCAAGGCGTTCAGGGGCCGAACATAGCCTTGGGAAATCTCAGTAGCGGCAGAAAACCCGGGGGTTGTTGAGGAGGGAAGGAAGGAATTGAGAGTGAGGCCGCCCTTGAATGTGAAGCATACGCGGCGCCATTGCCAGGGCAATCCATCGGCACACTGCACTTCAATTGACTCTTTCAGGCCAACCATGTAACATGATGACGCAGTGCGGGTGGCCTGATCGTATTTGTTGGGCTTCACACCGGCTAAATTAATCGTAGCGTCTCGGCCGGTAGCACACCAAGGGATGACGTAAAGCGGAGTATTGCCAGCTAATATCGCAGGACTGGCGGTGTAGGTTGTGGATCCGAAGGGATTGGCTGCCGTAATATTGGTCCACGTCAGCATCTTATCGCGCTTCTTCTGGCTTGTCGTGTTTAGGATAGCCTTCTTCGACATTGGCCGTTTCCGGGTGTAGCGTCGCGTTTTCGCGGTGTAGCGCGAGGGCCGTGCGGAACGCCCTGTTGTTTTTCTTCCCCTGTACGAACCAGACCGTTTCCGGGTGTATCGGCGTTTGCGGAGGTAAGCCATCGGATTTAGGATTTTGCGCGGACATGCTTTGAAATCCAACGGGGGAGAGGGGCCACTACTTATAGTCGTGTCCTGTGTCCTGTGTCCTGGGCATATAACATTAATTTGCCCAGGACCCTTCGGGACACATGCCGGACTTTCATTGCAATGCAAAATACTTCCTCATCACATACTCTCAGTCCGCGGGGCTTGATGAGTGGGCCGTTAACGACCATTTCTCGACACTTGGTGCAGAATGCATCATTGCCAGAGAGAATCATGCTACTCGAGGTACTCATCTCCACGCTTTCATTGCTTTCGAACGGAAATTTCGATCCAGACGACCCGACATCTTTGATGTTGGAGGCTTCCACCCGAACATTAGCCCATCTAGAGGCAACCCGGGAGGTGGCTGGGACTATGCAACAAAGGATGGCGAAGTCATCGCAGGAGGGCTCGAGCGTCCTGGCGGAGGTGGAGTTTCAAAGGCTTCAACTCCGTGGCATTGGATTATCGCAGCTTCAAGTGGTGGAGAACTTCGGGACCTTGTTCGAGAACTGGCTCCAAAGGAGGCTATCCTCAGAGCCCGCGAGATTGAGTTCTTCATTGGGATGGAATTCGCCGAGGAGCGCCCGCCCTACGTTCATCCCAGCGGGTTCGAATTTGAGTTGGGAATGGTACCTGAGCTGGATGAGTGGAGAAGAAACACTCTTGAGGCTGATCGACTAGAAGGTGAGTCTTGACCGTCGACTCTTTGCGCGCACGGCCCCTCGCCGCCTCGGGCGTCGTCCCCCGGAGGGGGGCCTCGTGCGTCGCTAGAGTCTCGAGGTCGCTTATTTCAGATCTCTACTAGGGGTTGGTGACGCAGTGCTGACTAATCAGGTGTCAGGAATAAGAGTCTAGTTATTTTCGGTCCTAGCATGACCGGAAAGTCTACTTGGGCTAGATCTCTAGGCAACCACTTCTATGCTCGC